CTAAAACATTGTGGATGCTGCGTCAATGGACCTTCTGGTATCAAGACGTTAGCGTGTTTTAGCAGAGTACGGTGCTTACTTGCACCATGTATTTTCTTATATCTATAAGTGTACTCATTTAGCATAGCGTCGTACAGTTTCCAAGCCCAACGGTAATTAGATCTTGTTTCACCAGCCCACTTAGTACATGGATGGTTCTTATGTACAGCACGATACAGTCCTCGCCTTTCAGCAAAGACGGGAGCGTAAAGATGCAAGACGGTACAAAGCATTTGAGCCTCTTCCAACGGCATCTTTACGATATGTTTGTCGCATAGTTGCTGAGCGATCGCGTCAGGTTCTATGTCTACGATAAACCTATTCATTCTTTCCCTTTCTAAAGCGGTGCTTGAAGAAAACTATTAGGTTTAGGAACGTATTGATGGTTACCATAAGCAGCAACCACCAATGCGTCCATGAGTCTACTAATTCCATTACAAGTTTTCTTTACACCACTTTTGTACATGATGAAAGTGTCGTGGATAAATATGAAGACTTTGAGCTTGCCAAAACATGTCGCTGTTGCTTTCAATGTCAAGATCGATTGCAAGGCGAGATGCCACAACTTGAGCCCAGTAGTAATCATTCATATAGCCAAAGACAACGTCGTTAGAACGCATTTGAACCACGGTCTGAAGCACTCCATTACGAATGTAATAGGTAACTGCGTTAGTGCAAATGAAATCGTTCTTACCGTCTTCACGATAGTCGTTATGCATAGACGGTCGAGTGTAAATCATCGTAGCACGACGGCTATTCGGATTTGTTTTAAGTTCACGCAAGACGTTATCGTATTGGCTACCATTTTCCTTTGAGTACACGCACCAACCGTAGTTAGAATTAATCTCACCACGAGTATTTGCTGCATGTTCTTTCCAAATTACTGGCACTTTACCATAAAGCTCGTTCAAAGGATTAACGTTACATTTCTGTGTATCGTACCAGTCACGCTCGGCAACCATGTAGTCTACATTAGGTTCGCCAAAGATGGACTCCTCAGTGGTTACGAACGACGCACCAAGGAGCTCCAACATTCCTTCTGGGTGTTGGTCCTGCACGTTATGCATGTACATAAGACCAAAAGCTTTACGAATATCTGCTACATTAAGCGTAGTCATTCATAATCCTTTCTGCATTTTGAATTGTGTGCTCAACGTCAACAATCAAGTCTTCAAGAGTAGCTTGAACCGAAGTGAGTTGTTCTTGAAACCCTTCAAAATCAAGAGACTCAATGCTATTGATTGCGTCTTCAATTGAGTGTACGACTTTCGTCATCATATAGATATCTTCATCCATTCTTTTGTGCCTCCTCTCTACGGCGATTGGCTTCTTTCTGAAGTTTCTTTGCTTGCTCTTTCTTTGGAGCACCAAGTTTTGAGCGCAGCTCATCTTCCATCTCAACAAGACGGTCTTTGGAATGAGGCCATAGTTTGCCAAGACGGATAGTCAAAGCAGCTTTCTTTGTACCTTTTTCCCAGCCATCTTTCCAACGTAGTGTAGCACAGTCAGACCACACGTCAGCAAACTTAATCATACCACGATTATGATTATCTGTTGTACGTGTAGTTGCGCACCCACCGGCTGCTTGAGTTTTATTACCTGCTGAGCCCCACTTGTTAAAGTTCAAGACGGGAATACCAGCTTTTACCATCTGACATTGAATATGAAAATCTTCTGGTAAGAACTCATCATCGTTCCATGCTTCACCTATCCAGTCATAGCTGTCAGGATTGATGGTCCGAAAATCAAACCAAGTATTAGTGTATACCCGAGAGTTAGCACTACCAGGAAAGTCACCAATACCTGCCGGTGAGATTCTCTGACCGAGTCCTCCAACTTTGAAGCCGACATCGCACGCGGTATGTATGTCTTTAAAAAGCTCATTCCAGTCCTCATCTTCCATGGCGGTAAACTTAAGGAAAGGCCATGAGCCGTCCATACCGTCACGCTTTGCTTTACAAAAAGTAAGGTCATCATCAAGCTGCCACTGAATTACGCCTTCAGATATGTTCTTTGCAGCCCATTCACGTCGTTTAGCGATCCCTCGGACCTCGTCAGGACACGCTCTTACGCTACAAATAGAACCATAACGTTCTTTATGCTCATCGTATTCCTCGGGATAGACAAGCAAGGTAGTCAGGTTCTGATACATTGACGGCATTTGTGATAGAGTGACTTGATTATCCACTCTACCACGTGTAAAGATTACTGGTGCAATCATTAGTACATTCCTCCGGGAATTAAATAGAAGTCTACTAGAACCATAAGAAGGCCAATTAGAATTCCCCATGCAGCTGTGTTAATTACTTTCAAAATCGTGATGTACATTACTTATTCCTTTCCAAGTAAACGATGCAACGAGCTGCGTAATTGATAAGATCTCTCAAACAATCTTCAGCCGTATCAAAGTTCACGTCATTCTGTTGTTCCATTACTGACCGAAAGCGTAGCACTTTAGTAGTCAGCATGGTATCAAAGCTTTGCCAGCCATGAGGATAATAGTCATCATCCTGAACTGAGCCACCTTGGTAGTCTTGTCCTTTACGTTCCATAAGGCTAGCACACTCTTCGAGTACTTCAATAGCACGCTCAAAGTAACTGCCCTCTGCGTCAAGACGGTTAGGTTTTTGAGTAAGTTCCATATTATCCTCTTGTCTCATCTTCCATAAAATCCAGTCGTAATAGCGAGGAGGCTCCTCATTCGTTGTCATTGGAGCCTCCTTTATTTTTATAAACGATGACGACTTCGACTTCCTCAAAGCAACTATCAACCATTTCATCAATCATCTCAGCAGTCCAATCGGCTGCGTCATCTTCAATTTCGGATGAAAGAGTTTCCATAATATATTGATATTGTTCACTATTCGGGTCAACTTCGTATTTATTTACGATTCTACCTGACATACGGGCAAGCCAAACAGAGTACATTCTATCATTCATTGGGAAGTCGAGTATTGTCATTCGTATCTCCTTACGCTACATCCTGTACGTAAACATCGAAGTGAGTAGCGTATTTATGACGAAGACTTTGGTCAGCATTGAAATGAATCATGCTACCGTCAGCCTTACGACGTGGACCACGAGCCATCAACATAACACGCTTTGGCTCACCCAACCATGGGTATTTCCTTACTTGTTTGTTGTACTCACGGACGCTAAGCTTCAAGTTTGCTAGTTCAGGATCTGATTTATCTTGGATTGTAAAACGGTATGTATCAGTACGGTTATAGGTTCCGGTGTCTGACTTACGCATGTTTGTGTTTTTGTAGTTTGCCATTATTATCCTCTCTTTCAGATCTTGGCTTTAAATATCTTTCATTATGCAATGTTGCAATGGATCTTTTAGAGCGTATTATTAAGGGTAATACGTTTCGTTCATTAGTTTTTCTAGATACCATTTGCATTTCTCCAAGTCTTCTATTCCACCTTTGTATCTGAATCGCCAAAGGTATTTCAAAGCGTTACCATGAAGGTAATGCTCAAAGTTTTCTCCAAGCACGGCTTGAATCGCATCAATACACTCAATATTGCCTTGATTGTAGTGAGCAGGATTATTGACCATGTCTTGATCGTCATCTTCAAGAAGGTCACTCAATGTTGGTTTTATCATTTATCCTCCGAACAGATATTTCATTGCTGCAGAAAATAACGCGAGCTTGTACGCCGTAGTAAAGGCAGCTGTTGCCACCAATACTACGATCGCTCCTATCTTTTCATAGTTCAATAGTCAAATCCTTCATCCATTGTTTCTTCACGAAGCAACTCATCAATTGTGTCTTCAATGACATGACGATAGTTATCGAACATCTCTTCTGTCCAATCACCCTTACATTCAAGGTCGTACATAACAGAGTCTATTGCGTCTGACTTAGCTTCATCCATCTTTTCTGAGATGTATGATTTGATTTCATCAATCACAAGCCACAGTGAATAGCTATCTTGGTACGCTTCACGAATGCTATCTTGAAGGTTTTCTACGTACCTTTCTTCGTAAGTTACGATGCCATCACGAATCATGTTAATTGACTCACGAAAGGCTTCAGCACGAGTCGTGTTTCCAGACTGCTCAGCAGCCTCACGAATGATGTCAATCTTATCAGTTACTGGCTGCATAGCCATACGTACAACATTATCCATTGAACTTCCTTTCAATTAATCTGTTTGTAGCGACGCCCCTGCGTCGCCTATTTCATGAGCTTCCAACAAACGTATTCGTTCCCGATCGGTGTTGTTATCTTAATGTTCGGCAACTCTTCGTTCGGTGTACGGCAATCGATCTTTTGCCACTCATAGCCTTCAGCCAGCTGTTGGTTCTTAGTAGCTATAAACTCTGCATTGTCAACAGCAAACAACGCAGCAAAAGCAAAAACAAATGGTATCATCGGTATCCTCCTAGAATAGATTGGTGCGCCCTTCGGTGTTGTTACGGAGCCAGCTAAAAACGAGCCATGCGCTTGTCGGTGTTACTTTTTAGTAATGACGCGCGCCATAGATTGTGCAAGCAACGAGAAACAAGATGAAGATAGCTGTATACATAGAATATGACCTTTCAATAACAAGACGGTGCTGAGAAAAAACCTACGCCGACGCCCGACCGAAGTCAGACGCCGACGCAAGCCGCCGACCGAAGTCGACTCTCCTTTCAGTTGTACGATCGCT